GTCCATTATTGTTGTTGCCACCACCCGGTTACCCCCTCTATCTCTCAAACAAAGAATCCTACACAGGAAAAGTGGTGCCCACCGCCCATTCCTGCATGTTGTCCCAATTGTCCCTAGGGCCCTGTAAGGTTAACTCGCTTGTTCGACTCGGTCCGGAAGTCCAGTAAGGGGGTGTGATGTCAGTGTATCATGTGTGCAGTGCTGTGGCTGAGAATACGATCTCTAGAGCATATATTCTCTGCCTGGCTTCCTGCGTTGAGTAGATTGCGCAAGGTGGGGTGTGCTAAAGAACTAGGGGTACAACGTGCCGGGCACCTGTGACTGTGTCTGCCACGGGTGGAGTTATCCCATCCTTCAAAGTGCGACGCAATTAAGCGCGCTCCCATGACAGTCCCCTGCACTCGTACGGGTCGAAGTTAATAAACACACGATTGTGCTAGCTTGAATGCGGCGGATATCAGGGTGCAAGCACAACCCTTTCAACTTAAAGCGCCTCCACACGCCCCGCATACCGACTGGGCCCGCCTAATGGCGGGCAAGTGCCGGAAGGAAACTCTCCTTATTCTTTCCGGCGTTTCAGGGTTTGATCCGTTGCAACGCATCATATAATAAAGGCATATCATCCACTATGCCATCGTAATACGAGTCAATCTCGTTTTCAATCGTCCTTTGTTCTACTGCTGAAATGCCGGTGATGTTGGTGAAAACCCTCCTCTCCTGGAACGTGACATATGGAGCTACCAGATAATCCAACCAAATGCTTTCGTGCAAATGCTTCGCCAACTGAACTCGGAAAGCGTATTGGCCATCTTTATCGTCGTCAAACTCAATGCGATCATCGTCTTCGCACTGTGCGATGTCTCCCATCTTTAGGTACTGTTCGTATGCGTTCCACAAAGATACCACGTCTCGTTCCTCGTCTAACCGTAGCTTCCTCATCATTTCTTCATTGACATCGTCAATAGTCAATTCTTCCTTCGACCACAACATGTACACCCTGCGACTCCACATACCGAAAATCGGTATATTGGCATACATCATCACCTCAGTCAAAGCAGTTGCTTTCGCAGTTTGCGGAAACCTGTCTGATCTGGCTCGATTTGCTACAAATACTTTACCACAAATGCGCTCAGGAGCATGCATTGATCTACAGAAGATCTCCCCTTTGGAATTAGGGAGGGTGTGATACAAGTAGCGACTACAGATCTCAGGTAGTCCGACTTGATCCAAGCTGACGTTGACTCCCAAACTCAGTAACATTCTGTGAGTTTCTGTTACCGGGATACTCGCGCAATACGCCGCAATTTTTGTCTTGGGCCTAATGCCGAGGCCCAAAAGAGCATTCTGGTACTTTGTCATATGGGGGTCGCTAGCTAAGGAACATGAATTGACAATTGCGATGGCATCATCTCCTTCGACGAAAACTCGACGGATAGCGTTCGTAAAACACACAGTATACAAGTACACTAATAACCAGAGATGGATTACGGTATTGATGATCAGGTTGTTCCAACTCGTCTCTGCTGTTCCGGAAAGACGCATCCAGGGGATAAAAGCCTTGAGTATCCCCTCAAATGAATACCATACACCTCGCCATGTTTTGCTTATGTACCGCCAAGGTGAAAACCCTGATGGTGAATGCGGGAACCCAATTGTGCGCGATACATAGCGAACTTCTATTGTTGCACGAAGAGCTCGTCCCAATGAACTGTCCCACGCTTCGCCGTCAAAGCAGAGGTAAAAGGCGATGCCAACTACTTCAACGGTATCAGCTTCAATTCTGGCCTCGTTGATGCGCATGGTCACGTTGTGGAAAGACTTGTGGGACTTGATTGTGGAAATACCGGAGGCTACCCCATCAGCTTCTTGTTCACAGACATAGCGCCCATAGCCTACAGTAAACTGTACTCCTGGACTAATGATCAATCTCGGAACTCCTGGAGTGAAGCCACCGAGATTTTCGGACTTCACAAACATTGACGCTTTGATTGTCTGTCTTCCCTGCATTAAGAAGTCGATGAGGTGCTTTGAATACTCCACTCTCTTCTTCCTCCGTCTTCGTGTTCCAATGTACGTGCTGTAAGACACAGGCACCGTTCTAACAGCAACAACACGGTTTCCATTGGAATCATAGGAGGTGGGAACATTTAGAACATCCATGAACTCACGTCCAACTACTGAAGCTGCGTCGGCCAAGGCTGCGGGGTGCAGATGTTCATACTTCCTGACTGGATGAATGGTTTCTACGAACTGGTCCACCAACCCAATGAGCTCATCAACCATCGAACCCATGCTGAAACGGTTGGGACGATAACGTGCTCTCATGTAACGGCCCTGAAGGGCGCGTATACAATTACAAACGCAGCCGGACATGTGGTACATCCCAACTCCTCTGTAGAATGAAGGTGGGATGGGGGATTTTCCCCCAACTGTATGCCGTCCAAAATACCCACACTTAGGTCGGTCACGAAGGATGGGTCTGGACTCCTGCCACACTTCATGGGCAAACTTTCTTACTTCACTTTTGTACCGCATAGCTCCGTGCTTGAGTTTGGTCGGCTTGCCTGCTGTGGTCCAGAAGGATCCCCAAAGAGGATTGATTCCACTCATAATCCTTGACTCCCGCTCACATCGAAACTGGGTTCCTGATTCTTCCTCAATGGAGTCTCTGACATCGCCACAATCGCGCTCTGGTGAACGATACAACCCTTTTGGCAAGAATTTTCTACAAGTGTCGGCAACTTTATCCCTAACTCTCTTACTCCGTAGAAAAGGATAACCCCCTCCTGGCAATGTACCCCAAACATCTTGTTCACTGCCAACAAGGAAATTGGGAGGGGCATCCAGGGATACAATGTAGTCCTTCAATCTTCCCGGACGTGCCTGCAAACGACACTCACTACCGACCAAGAGATTATTCTTCCGCATAAATGTGCAACAGCTGGAAACACTACTGACAACGTAAGCCCCCGCTGTAGTCGCACAGATACGTCCACCGAGTGCGATAGTTCCGCGACTGCCCCTGAAACCACGGTGTTCGCACCCGAACGCGCCACTGACAACATCCTCCGAACCCTCGAGGCCCACCTCTCGATCCACACCGCATAGCGAATGTCCCGGAATACTACTATTAATATGGTGAATGATTCGATGACCCAAGAAAATGTTACC